ACCACCTTACCTGTAAAATTAGTTACACGAAACGACTTTGCACGATGATAAGGAATGGCATTAAAATTACCATTTGTGGTCGCCGCAAATGTCCCCGTTTTATTTAGATCTGTCATCTTTATTACCCTTCCCCTTTAGCTTTAGGTATATGCTAACACTAAGATGAACAGCCGTCAATACGGCGCAGATAGTTGCTGCTACTAAATGTATAGTATCAAGCGTAAAACTTGCAAAAGTTCCCGCTAATCCCACAAAGGAGTCGCGATTCATTTCTCAGTGTCTTCAAGGGGATCCTCAACTTCAACCTCACCAACCTCAACTAATTCTTCTGCTGGCTTAGACTCCTCCACTGGTTTGCTTTCTTTCTTGGCATACACTGCATGTGGATTTTTGTCTGCCTCCTGCTGTTGCGTTCCGAAAAGACGATACGAGACTGGCTGACGATTCAGCTTTTTTTTTAGATCCTCGTAGGCATCTTTAGTAATGTCAGTGACCAGGTCACCGTGCAGGCTTTTTAAAATCTTAGCGTCCTTATCCTGGTATGCACCAAAGCCGCGCTCTTTTGAGCCAATCATCATAATGTCATGATCGGCGCCGTAATCGTAGGGGATTCTATTAAATAGCAAATACTTCATATAAAAAGAAAACCCCACCCCCTCTACCCCCCGCTACGCAGAGGGAGAGGGAGAAAGGGCTTTAGTTAAGAGTTATGAGATGTAAGAAGACCAGCTAGAAGTCGCTGCATTTGCATCGAAGTTTTCGATGATCAAGTGACGAGCAGGAACATCCATCATAGTGGTCCATTTTGTGGAACGGAGCGAGAACTCAGTTTCCTTATGGGCCATACGACATTTGTACAAGCGGTCAGTCTCAGGATGTGGCTGCTTACGGGTAATTGCATTGGTTCCAGCAATACCGATCTTTACATCAGACCAGTCGATAAACCACATAGCGCGCATTACTTTAGCGTAAGTAACTTGATCAGCAGCAGAAAGTACATCAGTGGATGTTTTCTTTCCGTCCTGTCCAATTACTTTTCCACCACCTGCAGGGCCGTCAGATCCAAACAAGCTGGACTGATGGTTAAGGATGTCATCAAAGTAAGGATCGTGGAATACAGCCAACTGGCAACCTACCTCAGGAAGATCATACATGCTGTAGTTAAACAACAAGATGCCGTTGTGAGTGATTTGCTGATTGATCTGTGCGTGACGATCAAGACCCCATCCGTAGCGCCCTTGGTAGTATTTATTAAATACTTCAAAAAGCTTATTATAGGTGAAGCGGTCAGTCATGCAGTCGATAACACTAATGGAGGAACCATCTTCTTCACGGTTACGCTTCAAGTAGTAGATGTCAGCTTGCAAGGACTCAACAGTCAAGGCTCCACCACCAGCATTCTTAATACGATTACCTTCACGAAGAAGAGCCCGAATACCAAGAGCATTTGATTTATACTCAAGTGTGCAGGAGTCATCCTCTGGGTCAGTGACCGCAGGAAGTTGCATGTAGGTTTCTGGAGTTTGATTCTCAGAAATAGCCTGATTGAACCAAGTAGAACGCAACCATTGATCTTGGCTAGCCTTGGAAGCAATTTTGTTTTGCTCCGCCAAAGGCTGATAAACCATGGACTTAAGGTAAGGGTTCACATCTCCGTTCATGATCTTCTGGAGAGTTTCCTTGTAAGTCTGATCTACAGTGCGAGACTCACGAGTGGTCTGCAACCAGTTAACGACAAGCTTTACGCTAAGGTCGGTGGGCTGATTTCTGCACCATTCTTCAAAGTCGTTAACATTGTTAGCGATCGTTTGAATAACGCCTTTTCTAAGCTCATAGTCACCTTTGCCGGTATAAGCAGTCCAATCTGCAGCGGTATAACCAGATGTGCCGTTAGAATTTTCTTGCTTGAGATCAGGCCCGATTGGACGAAGGGTTACTTTAGCTTTGGAAATTCCACCTGCAGTTGCATCAGCAGATCCAAGAATTTTGAACTGAGACTCAATTGGGTCTCCGGATCCATCCCAAGAGTTTACGATTACAAATCCACCAGCTAAGAAGTAACGCTCGATATGCTCGACTGGGGATGCCCAGTCGGATGCACCGAGATTTACAGTGAGCTCTTGGTCTCCACCACCTGCGGTGTAACCACCAACTACTGGTGAGGTTCCATCGGCAGCTTTACCGCCCTCAATTGCGAAGTACCCGCTATTAATCACAGAGCGTTGTCTGCGCTGAATGTAAGGAAGGATAATTGATTGCTCGGAAATATTTACCTTATTAATTAAAGGTTTAATGTTTGTGATCGAGCTATTGAGAAGTGCGACAAGTCCGCGCTCTTGCACTCCAAGCATTGCTGCTTCTGCTGAGTTCGCGATGACGCGAGCTAAGTCAATTTCCTTATTGGAAAGAGCTTCAAATTCCGCAGGGGTTAAACCCTTAATGGAGGCGTTAGTGAGAGTACAACCAGTCGAGTCATCAACTTTAATGATACGACCAAACCCGGCATCGCGGACAAGGTTCGACTGACTGATCGTGGTTGAACCCGGCTCAACGGCTTGCGAAGGTGCCGGCATGTTTGGATCTGATATAGCCATAATATGTTATTTAGGTTGTTAGTTACACATTTATTCGTGTAACACCTATAATAACAGATCGACGGCTACAGATCGGGAATTAGGCTTATTTTGGTAAAAATAAAGTTAAATCAGTAAAAATTGCATTGGTTTTGCTTTTACTAAAATCGGATTCTACATTCCTAAAACTGACTCAAATGCACTCTTTTTAACCTGATTAGGAGCTTGGGAGGGAGAATTTCCTGGTCTTGGTTTTGACGCAACCTTGGGCGGTACTGCTCTTTTCTTTGGCTGTGGCATTTGTTGCTTTTTCTTCGCCACCTGCCTTGCGTAACCTGATTGCTCGAGCAATTGCCTTTGCTGGGCTAGGGACTGCTCTATCCTTTGCCTTGCTCTCATTGTGAGAATAGCTAAGAGGTCTGCGTCGTTCCAGGTGTAGTAAGCAGTTCTTTTATTCTCAGGTAACCTAAAGTATCTTTCCCTTCTCATGAAGGTTTTACCGTCTTGTTGAGTCTGTCCGCTTTGGATAAAGTTCTCCTGCTCGGTGTTAACCCATTGTAATAGCTTCGTATGGATCGGATTAGATTGATCATACGGAACCATTCCTTGTGTTATATCTAGGAGTAAATCTCCCGTGTTGTGCAATTCAGTAGTTAGGGTATCAACTATTTGAAATTCCAATGGATTAGTTTCTGCAAATTGCTTAATAGCCTCTTCATCCTTAACGTTCTCACTCAACTCTTTGGGGATAGCATTAACAGAATACTGACGGAACTCTGATTTGTGACCTTGGACAACAGGAGCCTTACGCGCTTTCTCTTGCTCCATTCTAGCACGCTCTTTTTCTGGTGCTTGCTTCTCCTCAATTCTGCGCATTGCCTCATAGACATTTCGCTCTCGCTCAACTTTCTTAATAGTGAATTGATCGAAGTCTGGGCGATTTTTATGAATAAAAGCTTGGTAGTCTTCATCTTCTGATAAGTCTACATGTGGATCATCTTGTATTCTCTTCTCAATATACTTCTTTGTCTTCTGAAAGTAGTCCTTAAACTCTTTATCTTTCCCGACATAACCATCTAAATTATCAGAGGCGAATTTAGCTAAGTCATAAATATCCCTCTCTTCCGGTAGTAATCCATCAATGAACTCTTTATCAGGATCTTCTTCGGGGAACGCATAGTTAGGAGTAGGCTCAGGTAAATCAATATCAGGATCAACAACCTGCTTTACTTTCTTTTTCCTTGCCGCTTTTGTTTTTGGCTCTGCCTTATCCGGTTCTACTGCCTCCGCTTCTACATCACCCTCAGGCTCAGACTCCTCTTCGGCCTCACCCTCTTCTTCTTCTTCAGTTTGAGGTTCTCTAGCAAGCTCATCTATTGCGTCATTTAGAGTTATTGGCGCACCTAGGTCTTCCTCAGGTTCTTCAGGCTCAAGAGGTTCTTCTGCTGCCTCAAAGAGAGCACTAAATAAAGAGTTACCCTGATCGGGTTGCTCCTCATTCGCAACCTCTTCGGTTGCTGCTTCTTCCACTTCTTCTTCTAGTTGCTCTTCCTGTTCTTCAATCATAACTGTACTTGTTGTTCTGGACTTGTTTGTGGTTGTTGTTCAGGCTCCATAGGTGGTGCCCCCTGAGGCGCTTCAGCAGATTGACCAGCTCCTGCCTGTTGCGCAACTTGCATTAATTGCTGTACTGCTTGTATGACCTGGGGCCACTGCTCCTTGAGCTGTGAAATAAATTGCTCATTCTGCATCTCACCTATCTCTTGCTCTTGATCTGCTTCGTCTGTATCTAATCTTAGGTCGTGTGCCCCGGATAAACGGAATATCTCATTTAAGAATGTAAATATTCTATCCTTACCTAAGGCTTGCGGGATGCCTTCCACTTGCATTAAGCCTTGTAAAGTTTGACTAAGAACCTGTGCAGACTGGGTATCCCTTGCTCTCTCGGCCCCATCTCTACTTGTAAATAGATACTCATGTATAAGATTGATCGGATCCCCAATAACATTTCTTGCTGAAGCTTCCGGCACCCCTTCCACCTCAGACTCAAATCCTGCATCCCGGATAACTCTATCGGTGTACCTTTGACTAATTGGAACTGTAAATTTGTCGGTAGAACATGAAACAAGATGCTCGTAGAACAACTTCTTGGCAGCAGCCCGCATATCATCTATTCCCTCAGAAATAAAAGAGTATATACTGTTTGTTGTGTTTGCTATTTCAGCGACTTCGGTAGCGCTAATTTCCCGAGGGGCGGGCTGACCCAGCTCTTGTGGAGACAGGATCAGCAACCGCTCGACGAGATTAAGCAATTGGAGGATTGCTTGGATTGACTGATTGATTCCAGCCGAAAGTTCTTTTTGTACATCTACAATTTGTATGAAATTGTTATTATTTATCCCTAAGTCCGCCGCTTTTTGACCTGAGTAAAATAATGCTTTTGGTTTTGCGTAGAATGAATCTTCAGCCAGCGCATCCTTGATATACTCTTTCACATCATCATCCAGTGCATCCTGGTCGATGCAAAATATCTTCATCATGCTGACCTTCATGTCGTGAAGCATCTTAGTCATAATGTTTGAAAGCTGATCTTGAAACGGCATGATCTCATGAGCTACCGATATATTTGCCATGCGATCGTCATTCTCATTAATCCCGCCGTATATAGCAGGGAGTGATGGTAGGTACTCTGCGTAAATAACTGTCTCATCACTTGCGACCGTTAGCTTAAGCCAGACATCGTGCGGATAATCTCCAAGTCCATCTCTTTTGGGATTTACCTTCATGCACATATTGGTGACGAACATTCCTTTATCTTCGTCCTCAGATGAATAAACACCCACATTTTGTGTTCTTTCATTATGAAATGGGTACTGATCTTGCGTCTTTGGAAACGACATACTGTCGCTAAAGTAGTAATTAAAGAACTCAGCATAATCAGAGTAAAGAGAGTGCAAAGAATTGGTGAAACTTATCTCATCGGAGTTCCATGTGGATGGACTATTCTTGATGTCTCCGTATCTAACAATATCCCAGTATCCGATCCACTCTGGACCTTGGTTGATATTTAGGTCATGCAAGGGCTTTGATTGATCCCATACAACTCTTGTGGGGTGAGGGGTCTTTAGTTTTACTCCTGACACCTCCGAATAAGAAGATAAATCCTTTTCACCTGTCACAGGATCAGTGGTATCTCTCCACTGTATATCCTCCGTCCATGAGGTTTCAGGAAATGCAATAGAATGCCCATACATAAACATTTGCCTGATAATTTGCTCCCATAAGTGACGATAACCGAATTGATCAGTCATCATCTCAACCCTCTGAGAAAGCACATCCGCTCGGACTTTGTCTTCTAATTGAGTGCTTCTGGGTTCATACTTAAAGTAAGGATAAAGGTTACTAAACCTATGCACCTGTGCGGCAACCCTTCTTGTGACATAAGATCTGATTAAATTTACGCTTACTTCGTAAAGCCTGAGGGTATTAATGTTTTTTAGGTTCCCCTCGTCATCATACTCGCAAAACTCATCAGACTTGTTTACGCCAGCAAGATCCTCCTGGCATTGATCAATAGAAATTTTGCCCTGTGCGTACTGTAATAACGGAATAGTCGCTTTATTGATAGGATTGCTGTCCCATGCAATATCGACAGACATGTAGAGTTTTGCATGTTTTGTGGAAAACCTTATACCCTCTATGATTCTTGACTGAACCATGTCTTGAAACTTTTCGCGAGTTTCCGCATCTTTGCCTTCCTCGGCAGTGAATATTTCCCTTA